CTCAGTTCGTTCGCAGGAATGGTCAGTTAACAAACTGGCCACCTGTGGCTTGAACATACCACAAAATCTACTATACTTATATCATACACAAGAAATCCAATGCCTTTCCAATCTAAATTCTCAAACGATCAACTAAACGACTTCTTTTCAGGTAAGTCTGAGATTACTACATTGGACGTGAAGGCTGCTGCACAACATTTTGATGTCAAAGTCCAGAGTCTAACTAAGCGTCTTAACAAACTTCCAAACTACAATAAGGTTTCTAAAGGTAAGTGGAACCTATCTGTAGCAGAAAAACTTGAAAGAGTTTATGAGGGTCTACCTGCTGTACCTGCTGTAGAGCAAAACCTTGTCCCAATTAAGGATCCAAACTATGTTCCTTTTGGTAACTTCTCTGATGTAAAGAGAATTATCAATTCCAACATGTTCTATCCTACATTCATTACTGGACTTTCTGGTAATGGTAAGACACTTAGTGTAGAGCAAGCATGTGCTCAACTAGGTAGAGAACTAATCCGTGTAAACATTACTATTGAAACTGATGAAGACGATCTTGTGGGTGGGTTTCGCCTTGTTGATGGGGCAACTGTTTGGCATAACGGACCTGTCGTTGAAGCACTTGAACGAGGAGCAATCTTGTTACTCGATGAGGTTGACTTGGCTAGTAACAAGATCTTATGCCTCCAATCCATACTTGAAGGTAAAGGGGTGTTCCTCAAAAAAATCGGTAGAATGGTCAGACCTAAGATAGGATTCAATGTTATTGCAACTGCAAACACTAAGGGTAAAGGATCTGACGATGGTAGATTCATAGGAACTAATGTTCTTAATGAAGCATTCCTTGAGAGATTTGCTTTAACTTTTGAACAGGAGTATCCAACTCCTAAGACTGAGCAGAGAATCCTTGAGAAGGTTGCTGCTAACCTAGGAGTTCTTGATGAGAAGTTCTGTGAGAATCTAGCACAGTGGTCAGACATCATTCGTAGAACATTTAAGGATGGTGGTATCGATGAGATTATTTCAACTCGTAGACTTGTACACATCATTCGTGCTTTTGCAATCTGGAATGATAGACTAAAAGCAATCAAGGTCTGTGTAAATAGATTTGATGATGAGACTAAGCAATCATTCATTGATCTATACGACAAAATTGACGCAGAAGTATCTAGCGAGGAATCCGATGACCAGTAAGAACGGTTACCTAGGGCATGTAGCAACCCTAAAGGATGGTAGATCAGGTAGAATCCTAGAGGGAGTTGGTACTCCTTCTAGTCCCACCCATCAGATTTTGATCAAGTCCCTTGACGGATCGACCATAAGGTGTTATCATAATGAAATAAGATATGTATGGAACCCTTGAAGTACAATGAAGATGAACTCCTGAAGGAGATCCACGATTATATTAGCCAGACATACCGAGGTCATTATTCTGTAGGAAACGTACAGACTCTTGACCTCATTGATTCTGTGGGTGATGCTGAAGCATTCTGTAGAAGTAATGTTCTAAAGTATGCATCACGTTACGACAGAAAAGGATCAGCACGTAAGGATATCATTAAGATTATTCATTACGGTCTGCTTCTACTCCACTTCAATGATAAGACTGCACAACATCAATCATTGCAGACTGGATCTACATCATTCACCGTTGATTATGATAAATGAGCATAGTAACATTAACACCACTAACTAGAAACGTCCTTCAGAATTTCGCTACTATTAATTCCTCGATAGTAATGAAGAAAGGAAACACAATTAAAACAATTGCTAACGCAGAGAATGTTCTTGCTGAGTTTGAAGGTGAGGAATTTTGGCCAAGAGATTTTGCTATCTATGACTTGAGTCAATTTAACATGGCGATAGATTCCATGTACAGTTATGATAGTAATGGTCTTCTTACTGTACCGCCAACTTTAGAATTTTTAAATGAGGATTATGTAAACATTCGTAATCAGAATGGTTCAGCAGTCATTAGATATTATTTTAGTGATCCAGAGATTACATTAAAGGTAGCACCTGAGTTACAAGTTAATTTTCCAGGTTCAAATATATCATTTGATATTCCTAATGATATGCTTAATGCAATGAGACAATGTTCTGCTAATATGTCTCTTAATGATATTAAGTTTCTTAGTAAAGATAACAAGGTTAATGTTAAACTTTGTGATGCTGAGAATGAGACTGCTAACACTGCTAAATTCAATCCAGAAAATCCTGAATGTGATGGAGAATATGATTTAACACTTAAGATGGATAATCTTCTCATCTACACTAAAGGTAAGGTTGATTATTCAGTTCGTGTTTCAGAACAATTGTTATCGGAATGGGTAGTCACTAAACTTGATAAATTCCCTGATATAAAATTAAAGTACTACGTAGCACTGGAGCCTGTTAAGTGAGTAAAGAATTCTTATGGGTAGAAAAGTATAGACCAAGGAAAATTGATGACTGTATACTGCCAGAGAGTAGCAAGAAATCTTTCCTTGGATTTCTCAAACAAGGAGAGATTCCAAATCTCTTGTTATCTGGATCTGCTGGTGTTGGTAAGACAACAGTTGCTAGAGCTATCTGTGAGGAATTGGGGGCAACCTACATCGTAATTAATGGTTCTGATGAAGGTAGATACCTTGATACTATCAGGAACAAAGTACAGCAGTTTGCTACAACCGTCTCATTGACCTCTACAAAGACTCACAAGGTGGTCATACTGGATGAGGCAGACAATATGACTTCTGATGTTCAGATGATCCTTAGAGCAGCAATAGAGGAGTATCATTCTAATTGTAGGTTTATCTTTACCTGTAATTTTATTAATAGGTTAATTGAACCTATTCATTCTAGGTGTACTGTTGTTGATTTTAGAATTAATAAATCAGAACAACAAGTTCTTAGTGCTGCTTTCTTTCAGAGATTGAAAGATATCCTAGAAAAAGAATCTATTGGATATCAAGATAAAGTTCTTGCTAAACTTATCAATAGATATTATCCAGACTGGAGAAGGTTACTTAATGAGACTCAGAGACATGCTGCTAAGGGTAGCATCCAGTCAGATATTCTAACAGATATCAGTGATGTTAAAACTGAAGAACTTGTTAGAGCAATGAAGGCACGTGATTATAAAACTGTTAAGCATTGGGTTAATCAGCATATGGATCACGATCCATATCAAGTCATGCGTAGGTTGTATGATACAATGTACAAACATGCTACTGGTAAATCCATACCAAATATTGTTATAATTATAGCAAAGTATCAGTATCAAATTCAGTTTGTTGCTGATCAAGAAATTAATACACTCGCTTGTTTAACCGAAATTATGTTAGGAGTAGAATGGAAATGATACCAAATGATCACTTGTTATCTTTACTAAAAGATAGATGCTATAAGAAAGGTGACTTTACTCTTTCTTCTGGACAAAAAACAGACCACTATGTTAACTGTAAGAATGTAACTCTCTCAGGTGAGGGTCTTTATAATGTAGCATCATCTATGCTGGAGTTTATAGATCCAGATGTTGTTGCAGTTGCTGGTCTAACATTGGGTGCTGATCCTTTAGTCTCTGCTGTTGCTATGCATTCATTTCAAACATGGAGACCATTGGATGCTTTGATTGTTCGTAAGTTTCCTAAAGGACATGGTGCAGAATTGCAAATAGAAGGTCCACTACCACCAGCAGGTTCTAAGGTTGTTGTTTTAGAGGATGTAGTTACCACTGCTACTTCTGCTATTAAGGCAGTTAATGTATTACGTGATCAGGCAGGTTTAAGTGTTGATCGTATAGTTACTATTGTTGATAGACAGAAGGATGGAGAAGCAGAACCTGCATTGAGAAATGCAAATGTAGAACTAAAGAGTTTATTCACATTACATGATTTGATTTATGCCTAGCACAATAAAATCATTAAAGACACCACTAAGATATCCAGGTGGGAAATCAAGAGCAGTATCAAAACTGTTTCAATTTTTTCCTGATCTTAGTAGTTACAAAGAATATCGTGAACCATTCATAGGTGGTGGTTCAGTAGCAATAGAAGTTACAAAAAGATACCCAGACATTGAAGTGTGGGTTAATGATCTCTATGAACCATTGTATAACTTCTGGTGTGAGTTGCAACATAATGGTTCAGAGATGCAGAAGGAACTGGTGAACTTAAAAGGAGTTCATTGTAATCCAGATTCTGCTAGATGTTTATTCCAATCAATGAAGGAGGTTATTAATGACCCAGAAGAATCGAAAACTGGACGTGCTGTTGCCTTTTATATTGTTAACAAGTGTAGTTTCTCTGGTCTCACTGAGAGTTCCTCGTTCTCAGAACAAGCCAGTGAATCCAATTTCTCCCTTAGAGGAATTGAACGACTTAGCGAGTATCAAGAACTCATTCAAAACTGGATAATCACAAATTTAACATACGAAAGAATGTTAATTAGTGATTGGGATAGGAAGGGGATCTTTACATACATGGATCCACCATATGATATTAAAGATAATCTATATGGTAGAAAGGGTGGTATGCATAAAACATTTGATCATGATTTGTTTGCTGAGAATTGTGATGAGTATACTTCACCATTGTTGATCTCTTATAACTCCAGTCAACTTGTTAAGGATCGATTCAAAGAGTGGACAGTTGGAGAATTTGCACATACATATACTATGCGGTCTGTAGGATGCTATAATACAGATCAAGCATCCAGAAAAGAGTTGGTACTAACGAACTATGAAGTGCGAAGTTAAACTATTTGTAGCTGGATCTCAGTACACAGAGACTGTGATCGCTAGAAACTATGAGGAGGCAAGGAAAGTAGCTCTTGCTAGAAACCCTCATGCTAGAGTAATCTCGGTCACAGCAACCTTTAAATAAATGCCTGAAGTTATTATTACCGAAGAACAAGAACCTCTTTCAGTTGTTGTTCCGATTGACGACATGAGAGACATTGTACAGCAATTGTGGAAGTCTCGTGACACAGAGCCCAAATGTGGCGAATTATACCATAAGTATAAGGAGTTAATCACATGGGAAAAATAGACACTCAGGGTATGAGTGGTGAAGCAACTGAAGGTTGCACTGATAACATATACCCACGTGACGAGAATGGTGAACCAATCTATCCACCATTTAATCCTACACCATTAACTTTGATTGAACCAAAACTTAAGGAAGAACTTAAGGAGTTGATTAACGAAGTCCTTGATGAAAGGGAGGCACGATGAGACTAGGTGTTATGTGTTCTGGTGAAGGAACTAACTTCGAGAACATTATAAGATACCCACAATTCAAACATGAGATTGTGTTGATGATACACAATACTAAGCAGTGCGGTGCTGTAGCGAGAGCAGCAAAGTTTGGAATCCCTCACTGTAGGATAGCACACAAAGATGAAGACCAAATGATTCAACTCTTCAAGGCATGGAGGGTTGATCTTGTTGTATTAGCAGGTTACATGAGAGTTCTTAAGAAACCATCTGAGTTCCCATGTCCTATCATAAATGTACATCCATCATTACTTCCTAAGTACAAGGGTTTACATGCAGTAGAACAAGCATTAGAATCAGGTGATAGAGAGAGTGGATGTACTGTCCACTATGTTAACGAGGAACTTGACGGTGGTGCTATAATAGAACAATCAGTAGTTCCTATATGTCCTGATGATACGGTGGAGACTTTACAGCATCGTATCCAACGAGCAGAATATAGACTGCTCCCACTTGTAATTAATAATTTAGCAGATGAGCAAACCAAAACTAGGCGATTGGCTTTACAGTATTAATCAATCAAAGAAGAATTTGATGGAACAAGATCCTCAGTTGGAGAAATCATATCCATCTTGGATCATTAATAAATGTTTATCATCCTTTACTGATACTGTATTGTTTGCTAATGAAATGAATATGTCTTCTCATGTAGATAAGCGTTTACAGTATGATTTTTTTATAAATAGTCTGAGACCTAGAAAGAGATTTTCTCCTTGGTCTAAGAAAGAGTCGGTTGATTATCTTGAGGATATTAAAGAGTATTATGGTTATAGTTATACCAAAGCTCTAGAAGCAGTCAGGATTCTCCCTAAAAGCGACCTTGAAAAAATAAGAAAATTATTGCATAAAGGTGGAACATAATGAATGGCGAGACAGAAGTATCATGGAAACAATCTGATATGGTCGAGGTGGTTCTTAAGGAACCAGATGACTTTCTCAAGGTTAGAGAAACATTAACAAGGATAGGTGTTGCTTCTAGAAAAGAAAAGAAGATATATCAATCTTGTCATATCTTGCATAAGCAAGGAAAGTATTACATAGTTCACTTCAAGGAACTCTTTGCCCTTGATGGTAAACAAACAAATATAACAGACAACGATGTACAGCGTAGAAATCGTATATCACAACTCCTTTCTGATTGGGGGTTGGTTAGCATCGTTGATATTGATGGGTTAGGTGAACTTGCTCCTTTAAATCAGATTAAAGTTATATCATTCAAGGATAAGTCCAACTGGACTCTTGAATCTAAGTACAATATTGGTAAGAAGAAACCTCAGTAGTACGATCCGAACTCTTTACTTCGGTTCCTACCACTGGGTTTTTTGTGTCTCTGTGTATAATTAGTAGTGTGATGCCTTCGGGGTCACAGTAAACTAAGTCGCTCAAGGAGGACACTACCATGACATTTTTTGAACAATACTCACCATTTTCAATGGGACTAGATGATACATTCCACAGACTCGAAGCTCTCTCAGGAGCATCAATCAATTATCCACCTTACAACATTGTTCGGGGATCTGATAATCGAACCCTATTGGAAATTGCTCTTGCTGGATTTTCAAGAGAAGATATCGAAGTCACAACAGAACAAAACATCCTAACAGTTAAGGCATCTACTAAAGAAGAAGAGGAAAGAACTTATAGCCACAAGGGTATTGCATCCAGAGGATTCAGTAGAAGTTGGCAACTAGGTGATTCCATTGAGGTAGATGGAGTTGATTATAAGGATGGTCTATTGACTGTAAGCCTTCAGAAGATTCTTCCAGAAAACCAGCAGAAGAAGTTCTGGTTTGGTACTGAGGCACACAGAGAGAAACTAGAAGCACAGGTCTAGACCACATCACAAACCGCACAAGGGAGCTTGACTTTTGTCAGGTTCCCTTTTATAATGTCTGTATGGTGAATTGCTTATGAGTATTAAAATCGTAACTCTGGTTTCCACAGAGAGACTCGTTGGTGATCTCTATGAGGTTCGCTTCAGTCACATGCCCGAAGCAGTTGTTGGATATATGATATGTAATCCACATATGATATCCATGACTAAATCATTACCTTCTCAAGGTCTTGATCAAACAAACGAACCTGAGTATAGAGTTGCCTTCACTCCTTGGAATCCTTTCAGTAAGTCACAGAACTTTCGATTGAATCCTACCGTTATCATTTCTATTGATGATGTTAGAGAAGATATCGAAGAAATTTATCGTGAACAGTTTCACGTTGAAGAACCTAAAATCGAAGAAGAACCAATAGAATTTTTATACTATGACGATCCAAGTTTGCAGAATGAAGTACAGTGATGAACAAGTCATTGCTGATATTGGTGAAGTATATCAAACAGATGAAGCCAAAGAAAATGGTGAACGTCCTATCTGTATGTCGTTCAAGAACCCATATAGTCTTCATGTTGTTAATGAGACAGAAGGAGGTTATAATGTAACCTTTAAGAAATGGAATCCATTCTCAGACGATGGTACATACCATGTTGGATTTGATTTAATTGGCCTAATTAGTAACTGTAAACCAGCAGTCATTGATGCCTACCAACAGAAAGTAACAGTGGACACAACACCACCAGAAGAATCTAATGAAGAAACTACTACGACTGAATAACGAACCTTGGATTCTTGCTGATGTGCAAGAAGTTGAGGAAGCAGAATATGGTCAACCAGATTGTTTACTGGTTGATCCTATTACATTAGATGGTAAGAGGTGGCCAGAACATTCAGCAGATAATGAACTATGTGTTCGATCTACTGATATAATTGTTATGGTTAATCCAACAGATGATGTATTAAACACAGCAGAGGCAAAGGAACTTCTTAACGAATGAAATTTTACACGAACGTAGAACAGGCAGGTAACAGAATTTACGTCCGAGGATATGAAGGTGGTGTAGCATTTAAGGATAGGGTTTTATTTAATCCTACTTTATATCTACCCACCTCTAATTTTTCTGAGTGGCGTACACTTGAAGGTCAGTGTGTTGCCCCCATGAAACAGGGGTCAATTGTTGATGCTAAGGCAACTGTTCAGAGGTATCGTGATTGTGAGACAGAGGTATATGGTAACACCAAATATCTCTACCAATATATCTCAGAAGAATATACAGATGATCAGATTAAATTTGATCCAAAGACCATTAGGGTATTTAATATTGATATTGAGACTGCTGCTGAGAATGGTTTTCCAGATATAGAATCAGCAGATCAAGAAATACTTGCTATCAGTCTTAAGGATTCTAAGACTAATAGGATAACAGTGTTTGGTGCTAGACCATTTGATAATCATGATGATCAAGTTGATTACATGCATTTCAAAAGGGAAGCAGATATGCTTAATGCTTTCTTAGAATATTGGGTTAAGAACTATCCTGATGTTATCACTGGTTGGAATGTCCAACTATTTGATATGCCTTACATTGTTAATCGTTTTAACAGGGTATTAGGTGAGAAGTATACTCGTTTTCTCAGTCCTTGGAAGTTGATCTCTACACGTGAGATTTATATTAAAGGTCGTAAGCAAATTGCTGTTGACCTACGTGGTATTTCAACACTAGATTATCTTGAATTGTATCGTAAGTTTACTTACACTAACCAAGAGTCTTATAGGTTAGATCATATCTGCTTTGTTGAACTTGGAGAAAGAAAACTAGATCATTCTGAGTATGATACATTTAAAGAGTTCTATGAGAATGATTGGCAAAAGTATATTGAGTATAACATCCATGATGTTAGGTTAGTTGATAAACTTGACGACAAGATGAAACTTCTAGACCTAGCATTCACTATGGCTTATGATGCTAAAGTGAATTATGAAGATGTGTTTAGTCAAGTACGTATGTGGGATAATTACATATACGTTGAACTTCTTAAGAGGAAGATTGCTATTCCCCCTAAGAAAGAGAGTGCTACAAAATCTGAAAAATATGCAGGAGCTTATGTCAAGGAACCGAAACCTGGACGCTATGATTGGGTTGTTAATTTTGACCTCAATAGCCTCTATCCTCACCTTATTATGCAATATAATATCTCCCCAGAAACACTCAGGGAGATTAGACATCCCAGTTCGAGCGTTGAGGGAATCCTCAAACAGGAAGTTGAGATAACTGGTGAGTATTCTGTGTGTGCTAACGGAGCACAGTACAGGAAAGATGTTCGTGGATTCTTACCAGAACTCATGGACAAAATGTATAATGAAAGAGTCATCTACAAGAAGAAGATGATTGAAGCAAAGAAAGCATATGAAAAGAAATCCTCCATTGAACTTACGAAGGAGATCGCCAGATGTAATAACATTCAGATGGCGAAAAAGATATCACTTAACTCTGCTTATGGTGCTATCGGCAATGAGCACTTCAGGTATTATAAGCTCGCTAATGCCGAAGCCATTACCCTTTCTGGTCAAGTATCTATTCGTTGGATAGAGAACAAGATTAATGTTTATCTAAATAAACTACTCTCTACAGAGAAAGTAGATTATGTCATCGCATCAGACACAGATTCAATATATCTTAATCTCGGACCTCTTGTTAATAAATTTTTTAGCAATAAGTCTGACGATAAGGTTAAGATTGTTGAACTCCTGGACAAGATCTGCAAAGATCAATTGGAACCGTTTATCGAGAAGTCTTACCAGGAACTGGCTTCGTATGTCTCGGCGTATGAACAGAAAATGATCATGAAGAGGGAGAACATTGCTGATCGTGGTATATGGACTGCTAAGAAGCGATACATATTGAATGTATGGGACTCAGAAGGAGTTAGGTATAGCGAACCCAAGATGAAAATCATGGGACTAGAAACAGCGAGGTCATCAACACCTCAGTATTTCAGGGATAAATTATATGCAGCTTTTAAGATTATTATCAGCAAAACAAATGATGAACTTATCTCATTTGTCAATGGTGTCAGAGCAGAGACGAAGACCCAATCCTACGAGAACATTGCGTTTCCAAGGGGAGTCAACGGTCTCGGTAAATACTATTCAAGGAACACCATTTACACAAAAGGAACACCCATCCATGTAAGAGGAGCATTGTTGTATAACCATTATGTGAACAAGAACAAGATCACAAACAAGTATCCTCTGATCCAAGAGGGGGAAAAGATAAAGTTTATCTATCTTAAGACACCCAATCCTATGAAGGAAGATTGTATATCATTCTTCAGTCAGATTCCAAAGGAGTTTAATGTAGAGAAGTACATTGACCATAAGAAACAATTTGAAAAGAGTTTCTTGAAACCACTGGAAAATGTGCTAGAATGCATAGGGTGGAGAAGTAAAAAAGTAGTAACCATAGGGAGTTTCCTAACATGAGCAAGACAGTGTGGACAGTCACATACCAAGATGCCCAGATTGAGGCATTAGATTCGGATCAGATCAAAGTATTTGAAGAGAAAGAGACAGCAGATGCTTATGCTAAGCTCTTGTCAAAAGACCACGAATATGTTAGAATGTACCAAAGTGAGGTTACGGACGCATGGGTTTCTTAGATACTGTTATAAAAGAAAGTGGGAATGAATTTGCAAGTAGAGTCAGTGACGGAGTTGCTGCAGGAGATACATCCAGTTTTGTCGATACTGGCTCTTATATTTTCAATGCTGTCGTTAGTGGTTCTCTTTTCGGTGGTATCCCCTCTAACAAAGTCACAGCACTTGCTGGAGAATCCTCAACAGGAAAAACTTTCTTTGCCCTTAGTGTTGTACGTAACTTTCTTGCTAACAATAGCAACGGTGGCGTTATTTACTTTGAGTCTGAGTCTGCTATCTCCAAGGATATGATTGAGTCTAGGGGAATAGATTCCAAACGTATGGTAATCTTTCCTGTAGCAACCATAGAAGACTTCAGAACACAAGCGGTTAGAATACTAGACAAGTATATGAAGGAACCAAAAGAAGAACGAGAACCAATGATGTTTGTTCTTGACTCTCTTGGTATGCTTAGTACATCAAAGGAGATGGAAGACATCTCTAATGATAAACAGGTCAGGGACATGACCAAATCTCAATTGATCAAGGGTGCTTTCAGAGTACTTACCTTGAAACTAGGACAGGCACAAGTTCCTATGATTGTTACGAATCACACATATGATGTGATCGGATCCTATGTGCCACAAAAAGAAATGGGTGGTGGTAGTGGACTAAAGTATGCTGCATCTACTATAATATATTTGAGTAAATCCAAAGAGAAGGAAGGCACAGACTTGGTGGGTAACATCATTAAGTGTGAAGCAAAGAAATCTCGACTATCTAAGGAGGGTGCTAAAGTTGCAACTAGATTATACTTTGATGAACGTGGACTGGACAAGTACTATGGACTCCTTGAATTGGGTGAGAAGTACAACGTCTTTAAACGGGTGGGAAACCGTATCGCCATTGGTGGTAATAATGTTTACCCTAAGTCTATACTCAGTGATCCTGAGAAATACTTCACAGACGAAGTGATGGCTAAACTAGAAGAAGCAGCAAGGACGGAGTATAGCTATGGCAACTGAGAGGATAGAAGATACTATCCTTCGTAATTTGTTATGCAATGAGAAGTATTATCGAAAGGTAGTACCTCATATTGATGGTGATTATTTCCAAGATCCCATTGAGAAAATATTGTTTGAAGAGATTCTTGATTTCTCAAACAAATACGATAAGGTTCCCACTAAAGAAGTTCTAAGAATTAATCTAGGAAATAGAACTGACCTCACAGATGATGCGTATAAGTCTTCTTCACAGAAGATGGATACCCTTACTGATGAGTGGGTTGATTTTGATTGGTTGGTTGATACAACTGAAAGTTGGTGTCAAGATCGAGCAATTTATAATGCACTTCTTAAGTCTGTTAAGATTGCTGATGGTAATGATGAGAAGTTATCCAAGGATGCTATTCCTAGTATCTTACAGGAAGCTTTAGGTGTCTCATTTGATGAACACATTGGTCATGATTACATCGAGTCTGCTGATAATAGATATGAGTTCTATCATAGAGAAGAGGAGAAGATACCATTTGACTTAGAGAAGTTTAATTACATCACTAAGGGTGGTCTTCCTAATAAAACTCTTAATGTAGCACTTGCTGGTACTGGTGTTGGTAAGTCTCTATTCATGTGTCACATGGCTAGTGCTTGCTTACTTCAGAGTAAGAATGTTCTGTATGTTACCTTGGAAATGTCTGAGGAAAAGATTGCAGAACGTATAGATGCTAATTGTTTGAACTTGAGTATCAAGGATATTGTGGATGTTCCACAGGTTATGTTCAGATCTAAGATCTCTGATCTAGAAAAGAAAACTACTGGTAAGATTATCATTAAAGAATATCCTACTGCATCTGCACATGCTGGACACTTCAGAGCATTACTTAATGAGTTGAAGTTGAAAAAAGCATTCATACCTGATATAATATTCATAGACTACCTTAACATCTGTGCTAGTTCCAGATATAAAGGACACATTGTTAATTCTTACACTTATGTTAAAGCGATTGCTGAAGAACTCAGGGGTCTTGCTGTCGAATTTGATTTACCAATCGTCAGTGCTACTCAAACTACTCGTGCTGGTTTTGGGTCTAGCGATCCTGACCTTACCGACACATCTGAATCTTTCGGACTTCCTGCTACTGCTGACCTTATGTTCGCTCTCATTTCTAGCGAGGAGTTGGAAGCAGAAGGTAGATTGAAAGTCAAACAGTTGAAGAATAGGTACAATGATCCTACATCTAATAGGTCATTTGTAGTTGGTATAGATAGAGCAAAGATGAAATTGTTTGATGTAGCAGATTCTACTAGTGCAGTCTATGACGCACAACAAGAAGAAGATGCTATTGATGCATATGATACTGTGAAACAAAACCAAGCCCGCCTTAGTAAATTCGCTGAATGGAATGTTTAAACACGGAGACATAGTTGAGTTCCGAGGAGATAGAGGTTTCGTTAACTTCTACGATAAACACAGTCCCTACTTCACATTGTGTGTGAGACAATGGGAAGATCCAGGTAAAATGCATGGCGTAAGTCAATGCAATCTCCTAGTGTATCGATCACACTGGGATGAGGTTATAAAGATAGATCCAGCACCTAATGCTGATACCTATCACTCACAAGAACATCGTTATTCAGATCCACAATGACACAAAAAGTTGATTATGATAAGTACCTAGATTTTGTCGATGGTACTACTAGCAACCCATCTAAAAGTACAGATGAGTTCATTAAAAGAATTAAAGACTTAGAAGGAAAGGGTGTTGATATCCCTAGACTTCTTACTGCTGCTGTTGGTATCAGTGCAGAAGGTGGAGAGTTTACAGAGATTGTAAAGAAGATTGCTTTCCAAGGTAAAGAACTTACTGAAGATACTAAGACTCATATGGTCAAAGAGTTGGGTGATGTATTCTGGTACATTGCTCAAGCATGTAATGCATTAGATTTAGACTTCCAGACTATTGTTGTTACTAACATGATTAAGTTAGCAGCAAGATATCCTGGTGGTGAGTTTGATGTATTCCAATCAGAAAACAGAGCAGAAGGAGACATATAATGCATATCATTACACTAATTGTAATCGTTGCTATTGCATCTACAATAATTGTATTGAAGGTATACAACCCACACTAACTAAATAGCTGAGACTATATTCTCAGTGTTTTGAAGCTAACTGATTTCTATAGGAATGGAAACCCGTACATGAAACGTCCTAGCACGTTCATGGATAGGATAGTAGCTGGAGAAAAATTTGAACTAGAGGATCGTATGGGATACCTCGTCATCTATGAA